AATTTCACGTATATCATCTTGTTCAGACTCTATACACATATCACGTGCTTGGATATCCAATAAATGGAATACATAATCGCGGTCATTAATGGACATTGTATGGCTATTAATAATGATGATATAGCTTCAAATTTATCTCGTAATCTTTTAGGGACTTAAAGATAATTCAATTTTTCTTAACGACGTTTATTTGAGCGTCTATTTTTTTTGGAACGCTTATGCGTTTTACCGTGTTTACCTCTCATAACCAATGTAGCAGTTGCTAATAACGCCGCTACTGGCGCAAGTGTGTAACTTGTTCTTGTCATAGCTGCCATCATACTTCCTCCTTTTTTACCACCGCCACTTACTTTCTGTTCAGCAGTTAATGAATTTGAAATACTTTCTGTTTCAATATCTTCATTTATACTTGGAGGTGAAAGTGGTGCTTCAAGTGATGTAACTTCCTCAGCTTCTTGTGATAATTTCTTTAAATCTGCGGATGGTGGATTACTCATTGATAATTTCTCAGAATTAAATGAATTAATAGGCGATGGAGCAATATTTTCCATAGATATTACTTTTTTAGGTTTTACATTATTTATATTAGTATTTTCTAATTCATTAGAATTAATAGAGTTTAACTTAATATTTTTATTTTTTATATTTTTATTTCCTAAACTACCTTTAAGTTCATCTTCACCTAAATCAATATTTTTTGGAGAACCAGATACCAAACCATTTTGTTCAATCCCTAAATTTGTCATTAAACCATTATTTGTATTTACATTATTCGATAATGGTTTTACATTTTTAAGACTATTTTTAATTGAATTTGCGATAGAAGTTTTATCTTGATTTACACTATTTAACCCAGCCTCTATAGCTAATGGCCCTGCGTTATCCATTAAACTTGTCATTGATTTAGTATTCCTTACAGGTTCAATATCTGTTACTTTATTTCCTTTTTTGTCAACAACTATAATACTTGGATATCCTTCAACATTTAATGGTTTAGCTTGCTTATTAATACTTCTTGTAAGGACTTGATTTACATCTTCTAACATATTATCTTGAACTTTTATGGCTTGTATAGAGCGATTTGGAGATTTAGTTGCAGCATCAAAGTGAGGCATTATGGTATGACAGTGAGGACACCAAGGAGCCCAAACTAATATAATTGTAAGATCGCCACTTTTAACTCTTTTTTCAAATTCTTTTAAATGATTTTTTGAACGCACATCGAGTGGAGGTAATATCTTTCCAGCAGTTGAAAATTTACGTCTCCGAACTGTCTTACGGGGTTTTAATTTACGAAACTTTCTTGTCGCCATTCTACTTTGGTATTCTTTATTAATATATGGAAGATATAGAAGTCAAGATGGCTAATTCAAACTTAATGATTTTATTTATGCTTTTGATTCTTGGTTACTTTGTGTTATACTTTGGAGGACCTAAGTATTTAGAAAAGTTTCAAAATAATTATTATGATGAACAAACAAGATTTAATCCAGATGGAACGCCTAATGAACAGCAAAATATGATGATTTATCCGCCGGACAAACCATATCTTATGAATCCAATTGATGATTTAGATGATTATGAATTATCACTTGTTTTTCAGAATCAAGGTTCCAAAGAGGCATCAAGAAAACAAATTAGCGATGCTATGACCCGGTATCCAATGGATTGGTCAGTACAAGGACCAAATTCACAATATTTCCAAGATAATCAAGCTCAATTTGAAAAACAAACTGCTGAAAATATTAATAATCCACCCTCTGAAAAAATGTACAATAAAATTAACGGTTTAGATATGACACCGCCTGATACTGCCGCAATGGACGCAGAAGAAAAGAAAATTCTACAAACATATAAGCCAGAATGTAGTAAAGGTTTATTAGAATATTCAGTTGACGATGTTAGAACACTTGTTGATAAAGTTTATATTAAAAAAGGATTAATTCCAGTTATTGAAAAATCAAAACAAGCTGAAAATACTTGGGAAATTACTGAAGTTAAAGAGAAAAATCCCGTTATTGTTTGGGAAGATGATCTTGAAAGACAAACAGAACGTCAGAGAATGGATTTAAGACATGAAGAACTTATTGAAGTTCCGTATACTGTATCAGATGTAGCTGCTGGAATAGATCCATTTTTCCAACCAAGAACTTCAACAAGAGATGGGAAAAATGATTATTATAAATGGACTCCTGGCCTTGAAAGAATGTTTGCTCCTACATATCCAATTAAATCATGGTTTTAAATATAATAAATGATAATTTAAAGAATAATATGTATTTTAATTATAAGAATGAATAATGCTCCAGATGATAATATTATTAGAACTATTATTTTTGAAACTATTTTAAAGAATAATAATAAAAATGAGCTAGTACCAAATAAAATAGATGAAAATCGCTATTATAAATGTGAGCTTGATTGGAATGCTTTAAATTGTAAAAAAATTAATGAACCAATTATAAAATTATTTAACAAAGATATATATTCTGTAAAAAGTTATATTCCTGAAATGTTTGATAAAACAATTATTAAATATAAATTAATAACAAAAAATGTAATTATTGAAAATAATCAACTTAAAACAAAATGAAGTTGATAAGTATATATAATGGGTATAACTCAATCTAGTTCTAAAATAGAACCTTTATTAACAGAAACAAATAATAATATAGTTAAACAAAAAGAAGTAACTGGGACAATAATAGAAGTTGAACCAGTTGAAGTATCTGCTGCGGATGATGTTATTAAAAAATCTAAACGTAAAAATAAAAATAAAGATAAATCATAAAAACCCAAAAGTATTTTCTGATATATATATCATATGTAATACACCATCAGGACTTTTATGATTTGAATATAATTCTGATAATAAACTACTGGATGTTGGAAGAGTATTATTAATAAAAACAAATAGTGCTTTTTCTGGTGGCAATATTAATTGTTTTCTAATAATAAATATAAATTGACCAAAAGATATTGAAGAAGATGCTAAAAATTTATGTTTTTTTATATCAGGAATATCACGAGCATTATGTGCGCGTGCAACAAAAATAGGTATTTTATCAGGATATTTAGCTCTTATTTTATCTGCTTCTCCAAAAGTTAATAAAAGTTTTTCTTCCATTTATTATACAACATATTTTGTCTTTAAATAAAACATAAAGACAAAATACGTATTTAACATAATATGTTTGTCCTTGATACACGCGAATCAGAATTAATTAAGATTTTAGAGGGTTCTGAAGTGAAACAACTTCCAGTTGCTGATATATGGATTGGAATAGATAGTGAAGGAATAATGACAGAGGGTGGTGTAATTATTGAACGTAAATCTATTCGTGATTTAGAAGCATCTATTCTTGATGGACGCTATAAAGAGCAAAGAGGACGAATTCTTTCTTACTGTCAAGAAAATAAAACACAACCAATGTATATTCTCGAAGGTGCTCTTTCATCAAGTACAGGGCGTCTTCAAAAGAAAGCAATTATGAAATTTATAAATCGTCTTATTTTTCATTATCAGATTCCAGTTATGCAAACAGCATCTGTTCAAGAAACAGCTGAACTTATTAAAGCATTAGTAGAACAATGGAAAGAAGACCCTAAATGTCTACAGCGTACAACAGAGTTGGTCAAAGTTACTGATGGAATTCATATACAAAAGAAAGTGAATGCATTAGATTATAAACAGTTTGCTATTAGTTGTTTGGCTCAATGTCCAGGTGTATCTGTAAAAATGGCAGAAGTATTAATTGATAATTTTAAAACATTAAAAGGAGTTATTGAAGCACCTGTTAAGGAAATTGAAGTTGTAAAAGTAGGAACAAGAAAAATTGGTCCAGTTGTATCAAAACGATTATCAGAAATTCTAAATCATATATAGTTATTATATAAGTTTTTTAAAATTATCTTCTTTATAATGATGTAATGAAAATACAGTAATACCAAATAGAGTATCAATTAATAGAATAATCCAAGAATTTGGATTTCCAGAAATAGCATTATATGAAAATAATCCCCATAGAATCATATGAATTGGTCGTAGATTTTTCCACCAGATTTTTCCACCACCTACTTCTAAACCTGTATCTCTTTTCCCAATAAAAATAATATAGAACCAACCAATAACAGGAAGTAATGCTAATAAACCAAGAATTTTAAGAATTCGTTTAGAAACATAGGCACTTAAAATAGTAAATCCAAGTCGTGATCCAATACACCCAAAAATGAATATTAATAATCTTGATTGAATGGTATTCATTCTATACACTTTTTAGAAAGTATATTAGCGTTTAAAATATTCAGGTACTGATTTTGGATAAACAGTTTCGTTTTGAGGATTTGACATATTTTGTAGAAATGTAGCGGATGGTGTATAGTCTAAAGCAGAAGGCAGTGAAGGTCCAGCAGTTGGATTTGATAATTTTTTATTAAGAATAGTATTTATAGCATTTGTAGATGGTATAGTTTGTCTGATAGAAGAATTATTTTGTAAAAATCCTGGTGTTTGTTTAATTTGTTTTCGTTGTGTTTTTTTACCAGGTCCAAGAAGTCGTGAAGCTTCTTTTTCTTTACGTTCAATTTCAGCTTGTGTTCTTTCAGCAGACTCAAGCATAGCCTGCATAATAGGAGATTGTTCAACAAGATATGATTTTTCGTGATGTAACCATGAAATATAAATCATATTAGGTGGTGTATATCGAACATCATATGCGGCATGACGAAGTTGGTAAATAAGGTATACAACACAGTCTTCAAGATCTAATTTAGGTAATCCTAGAATAAATGGTGGTACAGTATAAAGTATAAAACATTGAGAATTAGGTAATTTACTTATTGTCCGAATACGATTATATATTTGTTCAAGAATTTTGTTATAAGCACGTAATCTTCCAGCATCTTTAGTACGACGTTTATCGTAAAGGTCAGATGGATTTAATATTGGTGTATCTTGATTCATTACTGTTAAAAGATATTAAATGACTTTATGAATAAGAAACGCTTTAATGCGATTGGAAGTCTAAAAGTAATAATTTATAAAGAATAAGTGATGATACCGCATAGAATATATCTTTCAGGAGGTGGAATATGTACTATAGCACATGTCGGAGCATTAATAGAATTATCAAAACATATACCATTAAAAACAATAAAAGAATGGATGGGTGTATCAGCTGGTTCTTTGGTGGCAATGTGTCTATGTATTGGATTTACAGTAGATGAATTATATACAATTTGTGTTGAGTTCGATTTTACAAATATTAAGGAGTATGATTCGGTTCCGGGCTGGCTTTTACATTTTGGAATAGACACAGGTGAAAGACTTCATAAATTAATTGAAGCTTGTCTTCATGTGAAGGGATTATCATCTGATTGTACTTTCAAAGAATGTTATGAAAAATTTGGTAAATCTCTAAGAGTTGTTGCAACAGATTTAAATGAAGCAAGAAGTATAACATATTGTCCCAAATTATCACCTAATTACAAAATTGCTAATGCTGTTAGGGCATCAATGTCGTATCCGTATTATTTTCAACCATTCATATGTCCTGAAACTAATCATTATCTGGTAGATGGTGGTGTAATTAGTAATTATCCATTATTTGTATTACCTAAAGAAGAACATATTAGAACTTTGAGTATTTTAATAAGGACATCAATAGAAAAGCATGATAATTTGATGGATGTGAATATAGAAGATTTAATAATGTTACCGATTAATATTGTATTTACAGAGAGAACAAATATAGAAGCACGTTTTTATGATTCACATTGTATTCAGGTTCAACTTGGTCAATTAAATATTTTGGAATTTTCATTTAATGAAGAAACCAAAAAAAATATTATTAAAAAAGGAAAAGAGGCTGTTCTTGAATATTTTAAAACTCGTCCAAAACCTCAAAGAAGATATTCAGTTAGTTAAAATATTTACATAAATAATTAAGTTTATAGTTTTTGTTAAAAATCTATAAAGTTTCTAATAATTACTATTTAAGAAATCAATAATACCTGAAGAGGTTCTTTCACCCGGATACTCTGTGGTTTGACCACCATCAATTATTAAAACAGATGGGTAACCTTTAACTTTATATTGTGATATTTCGGATTTATCTTTATCAGCATCAAGTATTTTAACAGTAGTTTTTGTGCCATCTTTTAATGTAATCGGAGAAGCTGCGAGAAGTTTACTAAATTCAGGAGCAGCTTTTTTACAATGTCCACACCAATCAGCTTTAAAGACAATAACTGATTTTGAAGTGGCTTCAAAACCTTCATTAACAAAACGATTATTATAAAAGCTTAGAAGAATAAGAAGAATTAAGAGTATACAAAGAATGCTAATGAGAGGTGCCATTTCTATATAATATTGAATAAATATAAATTTTGAATAAATATAAAATTTGAATAAATATAAAACTATATAGTAATCATAAAGTAAAATGATGTTTTGGTCGCCAACCAGTATAAGTACAGAGGAATGGATTCCTAAAAGTGGATGGAATAGTAGTTTTTCAGAAAAAGATAAAATTCAATGTATGAATCTTTTCTTCTTCTTTAAAAATAAGAAAGGATTTAAAGAAAATATTGGAGAATCACTTGCGCAAATGGTAATTTATAAACAAAAATATAATGGTCTAAAATATTCAGATGAACAAGAAGAAATATTATCTAATGCTCTAAAACCTATTATTCACTAGGTAATAACATAAGACCAAGCATTGTCGTAAAGAACAATAAAGTTGTAACAAATATACCTAATATTGTGGGTGCTCCGCGTGGAGTAATAAAATCAACAAACTTCCCAAAGAATCTTTGTAGAATTAATATTGTTTCAGGATTAGCAAATAAAAAGAATACTAATGCGCTATATAAGCTATATTTAGCTTTTAGCATAAATCTATTAAAACTGAATGGATTATTTTTTGAACTATTCGTCGTAGAGTCAGATGGTAAGGTTTTATTTTCTGTAGTCATTCTATACTGGAAGAAGGTATTTAAATAGTAAAAATATACTCAATGCTAATTCAGCGTCATTAAAAACAACATATGGTAAAATTTTTGTTAATTTTTCTAAATATAGTTCAGGTGTTTTATTTTTATTAAAATAGTTTTCTGAAAGGTTATCGATTTTAAAAGAAGCAGATGAAACATCAATAGATTCATAATCAATTTGATGAAGATTCATTGGTATATTTTCAGATATATTTTCAGACTTGGTACATAATATATATAAATCGGTAGGATTAAAAAAACTATTAATTTCATTAAATGCTTCTTCATTCATTTTGGAATTTATAAATTCATCTTTAGACATTAAATTAATATTTCCTCCAACAGTAAAAAATTGTATATATGGAATAGATTCAGGATCCAAAAATGCGCCTGAATTTAAAAATTTATTCAATAATGAAGATAAACGAACTTTTGGTAATTCAAATAATTGCATATTAAATGTATTTTTATTTTTATCATCTGTAAATTTACTAATATATTCATTTGTAGAACTCAACATTTTATTAAAAAAAATTAAAATCTCATCATCAACATTTGTAATCTTATAAATACCATAAGTATTTCTTCCTCCCTCACTTGTTTCTGATGGTTTTATATTATTACAAATATGTAATAATGTTGTTAATTGAGGAATTACAACCTTTTTAGTATTACTATTATTTTTAGAATAATTATCTATATTAGTATCAAGAAATGTATAAATAGGATCATATACAACTTTAAAATAATCGTACATAGGTTGCATAGCTATACCTATAGGTTTATCAAGTGTTTTAGAGGCACCTCCTGACATAGGATTAGAAGGCATTGCGCTTTTTATTTTATTAGATATATCTGTATCAATAATCTTCATTTTATCAGCATCAATGGGTAGGTCATCAGATAAATATTTTTTAATTTGTAAAATATCAACTAATATTTTAAGGCGATCTTTAATTTGTGTGTTAGCATTATCACCAGAAGATTTCATTGCAATATCTTTGGCTTGATCAAGAGCTGTATGTATATCAGTTCCTGATTTTACAAAGTTTGCTAAATTAATTTTCTTAAAATAATTATATGCATTACTTGGAACAGTTTCTGAATTAGCATCTACTTTTTGCATATTTGTTATTATATCACTTATACGAAGCGTATCAAGTTGTTTAATTAATTTTACCCAATCACATTGTATTTTTGAAGGAACTTGTTCTGGGTGTAATAAATACCAAGAAATTTCCAAAATCATTTCATATAATCTATTTTCAGGAATTTCTTTTACATATTTTTTAGCTTTTGTACAAGGCAGAATATCAATATTAGGTAATATTTTTAACGAATCTAATGAGCCTTTATATACACTTCCTTCAAAATCTTGAATTAATTTTTGAATATTAATATAACTTCGTTGAAATATAGTATTTTTTAAGAGAGAGCTTGAAAATTCAGTACTTGTCTTAAGTTGTGCTGCGCGTTTTTTAAGAATATTGATTAGGTCTGATTTATCTTTAGGTAAATCAAATCTAACTTCTTTTTTCGGTTTAATATCAACAAACATATATCTACGAAGTAAATATTCAGTTCGTTTATCAGTTCCAAAAGAATCAATATAATCTTTACGACTTTTAAAACCTAATTCAATAGGTTTTTGAGAACCCATAAAATATCTTTCACCCCCAATATCAATAACTTGTGGTAAATTTGAAAAAGAATCAATAAAATCAGTCATACCTATATGAAGACGTGAAAATAAATGATATTATAATACGATATTTAAGAGATATGTATAAAAATTGATTGAGTATTTAAGGAATTAATTAGATAAAAGGAAGAGATGATAAGTAATTTATCCAAGATGAATACAGTTGAACAATCAGGGAATTCAAAAATCTTTAATCCCTGGAATTCAAAGAATCGGGAGATGACTCCATCGGATGCAATCCCAATTCTTAAACGATATGGTTGGAAAGGCCGTTTTAAAAACTTTAATCTATTCTCTCAAGCCTGTTGTCATAAATCATATGTAGATAGACCTGAAATTTGGCAAGAACAAGCTGAATTTGGTGAAGAAATTATCATAGCACCTAGACCAGATGATTGTTTACCGCTTCGTAAATGTGATAATGAAGAACTTGAATATTTAGGTGACCGTGTACTTGGTCTTGTTATAGCATCTTATGTTACAAAACGTTATCCTGGTCAAGGTGAAGGATTCCTTACTCGTGTTCTCTCTCGTATAGTAAATAATAAACAACTTGGTATACTTGCTAAAGAAATTGGTTTTGGACCATGGGTTATTCTATCTCGTCATATGGAAGAAATATGTGATGGTCGTAATAATCTACGCATTTTAGGCTCAATGTTTGAAGCTTGGTTTGGTGCGCTATATTTACAAGAAGAAGATGTTGGTCGTGGACTAAGTGTATGTAACGATTTCTTAGTAAGAATAATTGAGAAGCATATTGACTTTGTACAGATTATTATTGAAGATACGAATTACAAGGATCAACTTTTACGAAAGTTTCAAGCATTGTATCATGTACCACCTCGTTATGCAGAGATTGCAGTGGTTGGTCCACCACATGATAGAATCTTTACAATGGGAGTTTTAGATCCTAATAATAATATTATTACGACTGCTACGGCAAGAAATAAAAAAGTTGCTGAACAAGAAGCATCTCGTCTTGCTTTAGAGCAATTAGAGCCTTCGTTAAATGAAGACTTTAATACTAAAAAATCACATCTAACAAATGATGAAAAAAATAAAACTATAAGTCTACCTATAATATCTAATATTGAACCAGTTTCAATGTCTAAACCAAATGATAATAAAAAAATTATTAAAGGTAAACCAAAAGTATAAATATATATAAAATAGCCAAAATAAATATTTATATTTTTAATAGGATGGATGCTAGTCAAATAACAAAATTACTTCAAAAACAAAATACAAGATATATTAATCGTTGTCAAACAGTTGATTCTAGTACATTAATTTGGAAAAAACAAATAGAGTCATCGAAATATATAAAAGGTGTAAAGACATGTGAAGGAGAACAGAATTGTAATGTTCCGACAAATCCAGGTTGTTCTGATAATGGTATTTGCGCTTTTGGTGGTTCTGGTAGAACTACATCTATTCAAACAGGAAGTCCACAACAGTTTTTAAATGTATTATCTGGTGCATCAGGAAGTGCATCTCAAATATATTCATCAGAAATAATTCTTTTACAAAAAGCTGGTAAAGAATCTTGTGGTGTATCTGGTACTAATCCAGCTCCTGAAAATTCCTATGTAGTTTTACCAGCATGTTTTTGTGTTGATACGAATGGACCAACATCAGAGGTAAATACATCAAAATTAAGTAATCCTATTGTTACAGGGAACTCTCTAATAACAGGAAATCCAGATAATTTACCTGTAAATAATCAATCAAATCCTTATTTACCTGCATTTGATACATATTATAGATTTAAGAATCAAGATGCTCAATGTTCTAAACCAATTCAGGATAAAAATCTAAAACATTTTGTAAAAGAATGCCATAGTCGCTTTCCAAATGCAAATAATGGAGTAAATGCAGTTTTTAGTCCTGAAAATAATGTAACATTTTTAGACCCTGATACAAAACAATTTAGAACAACTAATACAAATCCTTCAACAAATAATGGATGTATTCTCTAGATAATATATTAATTAAATTATACAAACTATAGAATAATATGTGTTAATATAATTATATAGTTTCTAAGATAAGTGTAGATGTCTTCTGTTGCACCGACAAAACCAAAAGGAATTCAACCAAAACGAAGTACAGTTGTAAAACTGGCAAGTCCAGAGGTTGTGGCAGCTGTAAAGCAACCTCTACCAGCGGGACAATTGGATGCTGCCCCACAATCATTTGGAGGAATTCCACCTCCTCCGATTGATAAAAAGAAAGAAAGAATATTTGCACAATCTTTAGCAAATCCATTATTAAAACCAGTTCCTGGTGCTTTACCTAAACCAGTTCCAGGTAGTTTAGGGCCATCACTACCTCAAGCACCGATTGCTAAAAAAAAAATATTAAAACTTGCTAAAATTACACCAGATTATATTCCTCGTGAAAAAAAGTTAGACCCTGAAATACAAGAAGGTATTAATACTAAATTAGATCCTATATTTAAAGAATATCAAGAAAGTCAAGATAAAATAGAATCAAATAGTCCATATTTAACTGATACTGTAATTTACACACCACAATCAAGAAAAAGCTATTATAAATTTATTTCTGATACTTATACTGAAACATTTAAGCTTCCGTTGCAAGTAAAAGGTAAAATAGATGAAGATGCGTGTTCTAAATTAGGGGCGGCAGCAGGAGAACAAGTTGAAGCATTTTTATATCAAAAGTTTGTTCGTGAATATATTCGTAATGCATCACCTTATCGCGGTGTTCTTGTATATCATGGTCTTGGTTCAGGTAAAACCTGTTCAGCTATTGCGGCAGCAGAAGCATTATATGGTACAGCAAATAAAAAAATTATTGTTATGACACCATTTTCTTTAAGAGGAAATTTTATGTCAGAAATTTCATTCTGTGGATTCAGACATTTTAATACACAAAATCACTGGATAAGCGAATCTCTTATATCTGAAGGAGGATTATCATATATTTATGCCCGTTCAGTTCTTTCATTAAGTGATAATTATTTAAAGAAGGTATTAGACCGATCTGGAGAGGAGAGAAAGGTGGTTTGGTTGCCAGATTTTACCCAAAAACCAAATTATGATGAATTATCTCAACAAGATCGTGATGATATTCGTTCTCAGCTTACAAATATGATAGAAAATCGTGTAACATTTATAAGTTATAATGGAGTTACAGCAAAAGATCTAAAGATGTATGCTTGTAAAATAGATCCAGAGACAGGTGAAAGATTTTTT